AGGAGTAATAGGATATTGGGATATACGTTTAGTAATAGCATTGATGTCTGTAGAGCCATACTTTACTTTGTATCTGTCCATACAAATCATAAAGAGAGCTTTAGTGATATCACTATTACCATTCTCATCAATACAACTGTCATCATAGTTCATATAGACTGGATAGAAGAAACTGCTTTTCTTTCTTCCCTGACCTTCTTTATCAAAGACATTATCCAAGCCATAGATATTATATCCTGTAGGAGAATAAAACATCTCGGCAAAAGCTGTAAAGTCTGACTGCTCATTACCCGCGGTTCCATATAAAAGTATTTCCCCGAAGACTGAAGAACCTTGTTCTACTGATGGTCTGATAAGGTTATACAAATCAAGCAAATCTTTGAAGATACCTGCCTCCTCAATAATATATAATACACCACGTGAACCATTCAGTTTATCCTGATTTACACCTGATATAATTCCTTGCACAGAGTTCTTACTGCCATAAGCTACATCTGAGCCACTCTTTTTATAGCCCATCTGCCATGTTAATTCCTGCACACTACTTTTTAATCTTCTTGCTGCAAATTGAGTCTGCTTAGCACAAAAGTCTATATTGTCAATAAATACAGATAGTATCTGGTTTACACCAATAAGCTTTGTTTTATCTGCTGCTGTCACAAGACATTGTATATCTGTTCTGTTATTATCGAATTCTCCTAAGATAAATCTTTTTGCAAGCATTGCTCCACCCAACGTGGTTTTTCCTTTACCTCTCGATGCAAGATAAGCAGCATGATGTTTTTTCTGTCTAGCCTGAAGAATATAGTGAGAAGATAAAAACTGTCCATCCCAGATTTTAGGATGAGCAGTAGTACGCATCTCCAAACCATCATCCCTCTTTTCTACAAGGTGCATTGGGCAATAGTTAAGCATCCAATAGTAATCCCCTGTTACCCACATTCCAGTATCAGGATTTACAAAGCCATCCCAACCTCTCCTTCTTTCTTCTCTAATCCATCTTCCAAATTCACTATTAGGATTAGCATTTGGCTTAAGATGGGTATACTTACCATTCTTTTGCCATTCTATAGCTGTTTGTCTGAAATAGTCTGAGCCTTCAAGAATGGGAGGTTTAGTAACATCTATAATAGCTCTTCCATACTCATCTCTAGGAAGCTCTGAAATCTTAGGTCTCTCAGCAGATACCATCCATCTAATAAAAGGAACATTATTAAGATAATCCCAGAATTGCTCAACTACTTCGGTCGGACTGTCTTTAAACTTTATTGTCTTGTCATCAACAATTACACTCAACTCCTCTATAGGAGTCTGACATTTATTAAATCTAATGTTATCCATTGCAATCTTCTACTTTTCCTTATGCAAAGTTACCATAGATTTATATACTAATAAAGTACCTAAAAGCTTTCCTAAGATTTAGCAATCACAGATAAAATTCCTAAATACTTTGTACATCTGTGAGACTAAGTATCCTATAGTATAAGCTGGGGGTTCACCAGCATCCTTAACATTATAAGCATATAGCATTGCCTGTTTTATATGTTCAGCCTCATGGACAATAGAATCTACATAATCTTCCTTAGATGTATGATTATTAAACACTACTATAGATTTATGCAAGCCAGTATTACTAAAAGTGACTGCTTTTGCTTTCCCGAAGAACATCATATAATACAGCTCTTCCAGATAATATTCTGTTATACCTGCATTATATAGTTCATCTTCTATTAAATAAAAGAGGTTATAGTCTGCATCATAGAAAACTACAACCTCCCAATATTCTTTAACACTAAATATTTGCTTAACCATATTATATCATATCTTCCCATTCTATAGGATTATCATTAAATATAGTATCAGCATAAAAACGATTGAAAATAAAGCCATCTTCAGCATCAGGGTCATCTATCATATCTCTGACAAACATAGCCAGATGATTTAAATCTGGTACTGATTTACCTAAATAATCTGCCTGACACATTGAGGCTACATATACACAGTCATAGAGTTTACCTCTCTCAAGTTTTATATTATTCTGTCTAAGAAGATTCTCTACTTGCTCCTTAGAATAAGGCTGTATATACTCTTTCTTACCATTGGTTTTCCTATACATTCTACTTACAGCTTCATCACATAGTTTTTTATTGAAGTGACAGCCATAGTTATTTATATACCTTTTCATTCCTTCAGGAATTTCATCATAGCTTCCAGTCTTTCTTTGATACATAGTCTTTCTTATTAAAGGTATGGCAGAAATCTTTTAATAACTGCCATACCAATTAAACATTCAATGGGAAAACTTTAATTACATTCTGCGATAACCACGTCTATAGCCATATCTGCCTTCCATTCTCATGTCTTCATCATCATAGTCCCTACGATAACTACCTCCACGATATTCAGGCTCTTCCTCCTCATAACAATCCTTGAGGATATCTTCAAGCTCTTCAGTGAATTTACGCATCTTCTTTACTTTATGCACGAGGTCACTATGCTCCTCATTGCTTTTGAACTTAATTACCATCATAATACTTATACTGTTGGTTTAGGGTTTCCAGCTTTAAGCAAAGACAGCATCTCCTGCATCTGACTCTGCATAGATTCTACCTGACCTCTCAATTCTCTGACTGCATTATCATTAGCAATCTCAGGATTAAGCTCTCCTAAAGCCTGCTTATATTGAGGAATCAGAGCTTCATGCATACTCTTACTATTTACGATGTTCTCACTCTCTTGAAGTTTTGCCTTAAGATAGTTTGTCAGAGAGTCTTTACTATCTGAGAGAACAAATGTATTGGGACCAAAGTCTGCAATAGCATTATTAACAGGAATTTCTTTATATTCTTTCCTATCACCATTTACATTAGTTACTATATCAATTACCATCTCTGGTAGCTGACCAAAGGTATTCTGCATAAATCTTGGTCTAGGAATAGATACTGTATCTACAGTAGCTGTGAATACCTTAATTCCGTCTTTAGTGTCAAGACCATAGAGAACACTGCCTTTACTTAAATTTGAAAACATGATTAATTACTCTTTTTTACTATTCTTGTTAAATTATTTGTATCCTCAGTTCCTCCAGTAGTACTAGAGGCTGCTTGGGTTGCAGTTGTAGGTGGAATACCAATCAACTGAAGGGTATCAGCCCATCTATCAAAGTAGACCAGATAGATACCAACACCAGGCAAGTCAGCTACAGTGACAGTAGCACCTCCAGCAACTGTTACATTGCTAGTAGTGCCTGCCATTGAGAACTGAATTGGCAAGGTGGCAGTAGTTCCAGTAGGAATTGCTTCTGATATATAAACCAGAATCAATCCTCTAAAAGGCCTTCCATCAAAATCTGGTGCAAACTTAAAGTTTACAGCAGTGTCAGAGACAGTGACTGTCTGAGTCTTGATAGTTGGAATACCATTAATATTTACATACTGATATGGAAATCTTGCCATAATTCTTTTGTTATTTAAATTATTTTTATTAACTTTGTAGCTGGGAATAGGTAGGAGTCATGACCTGCTGATAAGAGGTAAGTCAACGCCTCTTTCCCCTTTTTTCAATCGTTTACATCATTAAACATAGTTGACAATGACAAACGAAGAATTTATTAAGAGCATAGCTCTAGAGGGAGAAGAGTGGAGAGATGTAGTCGGGTATGAAGGGTACTACATAGTTTCTAATTATGGTAGAATAGCAGTCTTGGAAAGACTTGTGCATCGAAAACATAGAAATGGTAAGGATGCAAATTTTTTACTAAAGCCCCATATATGTAGTACATCAATTGTCCCAAGTACAAATTATCGTAGAATGACATTTAAAACTTTCCACAATAAAGACACACAATTAGTACATCGTGTGGTAGCAGAAGCTTTTATTCCAAATCCTAATAATTATACTTGTGTAGACCATATTGATGATAATCCCCAAAATAACAATGCTGACAATCTTCAGTGGTGTGATTATAAAATCAATAACTCTAAACCTCATCATAGAAAAGCTCAGTCTATTGCTAAAACAGGAAGAGTTGACCCTAAAAGAATTCCTCTTGTTACTCTGAAGAATGGAATACCATATAAAGTATATTCGTCTATGCATGAAGCACATAATACTGATGGTCACCAAAACTCAGCAATTTTAAGAGTGCTAAGAGGACAACTAAAAACACATCATGGGTTACAATGGATGTACCTCTCCGATTATGAATCTCTTACCAACAAGTCAAAGAACTCTTTACCTGCTCCTATTACAGCAGATTAGCCCCAGTAGCTCTGGCCACCTCCCCAGTAATTACCCATCCAAGGAGTCTGACTCACAGCAACTAAATTAGGATATGTTACTGGAACAGTATTAGGCTGCTTTGCAGCTATACTATTAATTTTGTCATTCAAAGAGTTGAAGGCAACAGTAAATGCTTCTGTTTGTTTGTCATTGCTTATCTGTCCACGCAACTGTGTTATCATATCTCCCTGAGTGTCAATTTTATTCTGGAGTTCTCTTTCCTTGAGGGCACAGAACTGGTCAACAATCATTGCATTCTGGTCTTTAATAGCACCAAGAATTACATTAGTATTATTGGATGCCTGTGTACTTAAAGCGTTAGTCTGTTGACATACGGCCAACTGGTCTGCACTCTCAATCTGAGCCATCTGAAGCTGAGTAGCAGCTTGATTCTGAGAAGCCTGTAACTGAGAAGCAGCAAAGTTATTAGCAGCCTGAGCTTGCAGTGCATTAGTTTGCTGAGAGAGGTCATAGCGCATATTGCAGCAACACTCACAGAGCTGTTGTGCAAGATTAGCATTACCAAGAAGAACAGCATTCTGAGTCTGAGCAGCAGTAAGACCAACATTAGCACCTACCTGACTGATAGAGTTCTGAAGAGAGAAGATACCTGTCTTAACAGTCTCTACACCAGTATTGATTATCTGAGCCAGCTGACCAAGATTATCAAACCTACCATTCATAATTTCAGCAAGGTACTGACGACCTTCACTACCATTGACACTTGCTACATAGTCACCAAAGTTTCCATTGCGACCATTGTTTTGCCACATCATCCAAAGGAATAAAATCCAAATGTAACCCATGCCTCCACCAAA